TTTCTTATGAAAGAAATTCTTTCCTGGCGAGGGCGTAAGCCCAGCTTCTGGAAGGAGTTCAAGCCAAGCTTGATACTCCTGATGATTACATGCAAACATGATATCATCGCCATTGACTAAAACATTTAGATCTCGCATATCTGTTATTTCATCACAGACCGCGATCCAATAAGTAATTAAATTAATAATACATAATATTGGAAATGACAGTACAGAACCCATTAATTGACCGTTCTCTTGAATAACGGATGGGAGCTCATTCATTGAACATGGATACTCTATCTCATGTTCGTACAAGACTCTACGAAGTGCGCTAATATGGTCACCAGATATATTACACTGGGTTGCACACTTTAAAAGGATAGCCTCAAATGACAGTTTAGTTAAACTAATTTTAATATTGTCAGTGGCAGCAGAAAAATCGCCACTAGCTATCCAATCATCTTTCCTCTTCTTATTTTTAAAGAACTCAGTGATAATATCTTCAGTGAGTGGAGTTCCAATTAAACTGAACTGCCAGAGTTTTTTTAAAGATGAATGCATGTCCATCTGCATACCTTTTGCGATGGCATATGGTAAAGCATTACCTGCTGTAATGTTTCGAACTTTTAAAGGTTCACAAACACTATAAACTTTTGCCTTACATTGTTGGTTCTTAAAACCATACAATAATTCTGATATAGATTGAGTGACGAAGCCTCTGCGTTCAGTCACACCATATCTAGGATCGAATTCCATACCAAGCAACTCGTCATTTGATGTATCACCGTCCAAGACGTGCTGATACTGTAGATGTGCTTTTGCACCACCCATCTGACGGCTGTTTTCATAACATGCATTAGTAGAGTATTCAAATACTTTATTTACACTAGTAAAATTTATATGTCTCATGACATTATTCAACTTATTTTTAAAATTATCAATAAATTTACTAGACGACACCTCACAACGTTTCTGCATTGCGGCTCGATGTTTTTCGAGCGAAGATTCAACAAAATCTTCGGGTACAACACTTGCGCACCTTTTTAACTGTGCTATAGACCAAAACAAGTGTTGATTTAATGGTTTCATCCCAGAGACGAGACGGTTTTTCAATAAATTTCGAACCGAACCATTAAAAAGAAGTGGGGATCCCCCTCGCCAGAAAACAGGCGGCTTTGGCAAACTACTTTGCTTAAGACTTCTAGCGTGCATCCATGTGGTAGCGTACTTAACTAAATCGATATATTGATTGTACGTTTCTACCTCTAAAAAACCATGGAGCACAGAAAGAATGGACCTAACATCATGCTTAGAGAAAAATTCCTCATCATGATCGGCTAAGATTTCAATGAAACCAATTGAAACTTGTATAGCTGATACAAACCATTCCTTTCCAAAAAGTATGCTGCTCACTTCGAGTTCAGCATCTTTTTTAACTTGCG